CCGAAATCCCGGTTACGCCGTTAACGCCGACGTTCGACAGGGTTTTATGCCAGCCGGTGTCGTTGTCGATCTTGGCGCGCAGGCCGAGCGCGCGGGCGGTGGCGTAGGCTACATCTGACTTGTTGGCGGTGGTGTTCCACGCGAGGAAGTCCGGCCAGATCACCATGATTTCGCGCTGGCTGAAATTCTGGCGGTACAGGCGGGCGTCGGAAATGGTGCTGCATTCCCACGCCGCCACGTAGGCGAAGGCGCGCAGCTGCTGCGCGATGCTGGCAAGCGCGGTCGCCACTTCCAGCGAATCGAGTCCCGGCACGCCGAGGATGCGCGGTTTCACGTCGAGCTGCGTCTGCGCGGCAAGCAGCGCTTTCATGCCGGTGTACTGGCCGTTGGCGTCGGTGCCGCCGATGAGGTTGGAAATGGTTTCGGCTTCATCGTCGCCTTCGGCCACGCGCACCACGACGGTGACGGGCTTGGACTGTTCGGCGATGGCCTGCAGAGAGGCAGCAAGCGTGCCTTTTTTGCCCGCCTTGCCGACTGCGCCCTGCACGTTGGTGATCAGCACCGGCTGATTGAGCGGAAATGTCGCCGCGTCCGCATCGTCAGCGGTGCAGATCATGCCGACGATTGCGGTGGATACGGTGGAGATGGTGCGCGTGCCGTCGTTGATTTCGACGACGCGAACACCGTGATGATAATCTGCCATCTGTTGCACTCCTGGTTAATGGTGCGCTCAGGGTGGCAGGTCAGGCGGGGCGGTGCATGCGATGGTGGTTTGCTGAGGGATTAGCGGACAAAAGAAAAGCCCCGTAGGGCTTTTGCTACTGCGCGGGCTTTTCTGTCCACTGAATATCAGGCGCACCGGAAATATCCAGCGCCTCGACAGCATCGAGATAATCCAGCCAGATATTGTACTGCGCCAGCTCATCCCCCTTAAGTCGCCCGATAGCGGCCTTGCCCGGCCACTGCCTGCTGTTTATGAAATCATTGGCGGCATCAATCAGCCGCTGCCTTTCTGCCTCAGCGGCGGCAATGGCTTGTTCCTGCGTGGGCGGGGGGATATCTAACCATGCGGGCTGTCCGCCCTCACTACCCAGCCGTTTCCCGGAGGGCGGCTGCGCGGTAAATTCGGCTGTCACTACATCCGGCACGTCAATCGCATCATCCGGCCATTGCCCTGCCGGTTGGTAACAAGTTTCTTTCAGCGCATTGGCATAGAACGCCAACTGAGAGGGGGAAAACGAATACTCACTCATAATTAAAATCCCATTGCTGACCATGAAACGCCGTTTTGTCCGGGGGAACCATCGGAAGTGAACGTTCTTACGGCGAGAATTTTTGTGTTGCTGCCGCCGGTAAAGTTCGTATTCACCGACACAGCTGCCGTTGCGGCCAGAGAAATGGCTGGCGTGTTGAGAAACGGTGTCGGGAATGTCACGTCGATGCCTGCATCTTTACTGGTATTGGCGAGCACGCCACGCTGAATAAGAAAACCGTTGGGAAACTTCACCCAAACCCCCGCCGAGGTGCTACCGGTCTGGAAAGTGCTCATGTCCGGGATCTGGTTTACTCCTGTGCCTACGTTCTTTTTGGCGGCGGTTCCCAGCCCTAAATAGTCAATCAGGGCGGCAACACTTTTCCCACTGAGGCTGGTCAGCGTGGCATCCAGCGGCTGCTTGTTTGCCAGCGCGTTGGTCATGGTGGTGGCAAAGTTCGGATCGTTGCCCAGCGCGTCGGCCAGCTCTTTTAGCGTGTCCAGCGCCGCCGGTGATGAGGCAACCAGCGCCGCAATGGCGGACTTTACAAAGGCGGTGGTCGCCAGCTGCGTGTTGTTTACCGTCTGCGCCGGTGTCGGTGCGGTTGGCTTGCCGGTGAGCGCCGGACTTTCCTTTGGCGCATACTGCGTGTGCGGGTCGGCGGCTTTCAGGTGCGCGGTCATCAGGCTGTCGGCGTAGGCCTTCACCTCAATCACGGCATCATCAACATATTTGCGCGTTGCCAGCACCACTGCCGGGTCAATTTTCAGCGTCACCGCACTGGTGCTGCTCACGATGATAATCATGCGCACGGTCTGCGTGCGCCCGCTGCCCTCGGCCAGCTGCGGCTTGTAGGTTTCGGCACAGTTCGCCACGGCAATCAGCACACCGTCGGCGTCAAACAGGCCAATTTCACGGATCCAGAAACCCCCTTCGCCCTCCGGGATAACCTGCTCGGCAATAATCTGACTGCTGTTGGCGGCGTCAATTGACAGCGCGTTGAGCTGTGCGCGGCGCTTCTCGCCGACAAGCTTCGTCTGCGCCGGGTCTGGCGTGGGCAGCGTGCCGCCACCGTCGCCGACGGCCATTGCGGTGATATTGATTTTGGTTCCGAGCGCGGCAGCGTTCGCCAGTAAGGCCGCGCCCTGATTGGTCAGCAGGGCAAAATATTTCATCGTCATGCGCTCACTTCCGTCAGGTCAATTAGGTGCACCGCCACGCCGGAATAACCCGCGCCGCCGGTGCTGATAACGTCTGGTGTGTAGGGATAAACCGTCAGCTCGTCGCCGCTGTAGCTGGCAACGGCCACCGGGATCGCGCCGCTGGCGTCGAGGTTAATCGACAGCCCGATAAGGTGGCGGCTGCACGGCTTGGCGTCGGCAATAAGCCGCTCAAGCTCGTTGTACATTTCCTCGGTGATGCCGGTTTCGAGCACGCCGACATCAAGGCGAAAGGTGCCGGGCGCTTCATTAGTTTTCCACCACTCCAGCACGCGGATCAGATAGCCCAGCGGCTCCACTACGCGCCTGATCGCGCCGATAGTTCCTTTGTGCCGGTGTACGTAGCGCGCTGCCGTGACAACTGCGCGCTTGGTGGATTCACTCCAGCCTGAATCCCAGCGGTCAACCGACCAAGCCCACGCCAGATAGGGCAGCAGCTGCACCGGACAGGTCTGCGGGTTCCACAGCTGGCGCAGCGGCACGCTCATGGTGCTGAGGTTCGCCAGCGCCTCGGCGGCGGCTACCTCCAGCACCGATGAGCCGCTCGGCAGCAGGCGATCACTCATCCGAACCCCCGACGCTCAGCACGTAGCCGGTGCAGTACGCGGCCTGTGTTTTATTGAGCACTACGTCGGCGGCGGGCTTTATCAGGTTGACGCGCTGCACGCCCTCAACGTGAATAGCCGCATACAGCGCCGACAGGCGGATGTCGCGCCCGAGTCGCTTCTGTGCGGTAACGTAGGCCGCAAGCTTTGCCTCGGACGCCGCCCGCACCGGCTCGGCTTCGGGTCCAGGGTAAACGTAGATTTCAGCTTCGATTTCGTAGTTGATGATTTCCGCCGGCTGCACGCTGACGCGGTCGGCAACCGGGCGCACGTTCTCATCGTTCAGCGCCTTATCGACCACGGCCAGCAGGTCGACTGCGGCGCTGCCGTCACCCTCGCGGGCAAGCACGGTCACGGTCACGACGGCAGGCGAAGGGCTGATAGCGGACGCATCCGCCACGCGGCCATCGGCGCTTCTGGCGTGATACTCATACGCGCCTGTCGGACCGGCCACGCTCAGCCCCTCAAACGCGGCAGCGATGCGGGCGCGGAAATCGTCGTTACTTTCCATCACCGCCGCCGTCGGCGGAATGGTGCTGCTGTCAGCCGGTGTGATGGTCAGACGCTCAACGCCGTTGTTTGCGCCGAGCTGGTCAAGGTCAGCATCCAGCGCATACGCCACCATGACGCTCTTTGCCGCCTCGTTGATGCGCTGGCGTAGGATTACTTCGCGATAGGCGTTTTCCTGCAGCACCTTCACGATGGGTTCAGACTCCAGCGCCAGCGTGCGCGCAACGGCTTCCTGCTGCGCTTCGGGATAAAGCGAAATCAGCGTGGCTTTGCGCTCGGCCAGTAGGATTTCATAGTCCAGCGTTTCTACCACGGCGGGCGCGGGCAGCTGGCTCAGGTCGATAGTTGCCATGTTCTCAGCTCACAGGAACGGTTAAGAAAAAAGGTTGCGTGGTGTCGGCGCGCGTGCCGGTCAGCTCAACCACCATGCCGCCGTTAAAGTTCGATTCGAAGTTGATAGCAGTCAGCCTGACGCGCGGCTCCCACTGCAGGATCGCCACGTAGCAGGCCGACATAATCTGCAGGCGTAGCGCTTCGTTCTGCGGCTGGTCAATCAGCGCCGACAGCAGCGAACCGTAATTGCGGCGCATTAAGCGGGAACCGAGCGGCGTGATCAGTATGTCGCGCACCGACTGCCGGATGTGATCGAGGTCGGTCAACGTCTCGCCGGTGTCGCGGTTCATGCCGATGTATTTTGCGATTGTCATTGAGGTTTATCCGTCCTGCTACCGCCACGCTGTACGCCGCCGTGGTCGTGGCCATCCACAACGACACCGTTAGAGCTGAGCTTGCCGCCGCTGTGCTCGACGTTGCCGCTCATCTTCCCGCCTTGCGTCACTTCGAGCTGCGCCGTTTTGAGTAACTGCGTGCATTCAACCAGCGGGGAATCGAGCAGCACCTGCACCGCTGCGCTGATGGTGGCGGTCTGAATGCCGCTGGCCGTCAGCGCACCGGTTACCGGTTCATACTCGATCACCGCGCCGTCGGGGAATGACCAATGCAGCGCGTCAGCCGAGGCGGACGGGGCGGGATGGACATCGGAGAAAATGCCCGGCAGTACAAAGCCGGTATCGAGTTCGCCGCCGAGGCATAACACGAGCACCTGCTCGCCTACCGACGGCGCATTCCACGAGCGGGTTTTACCGGCGCGGGCGGTGAGCCAGTGCAGCCAGCCGGTCGTGTTATTTCCTGTATCCACGCGGCACAACCCGTCGTCCAGTTTTACGGCGGACACGGTGCCAATGCGGATCAGGTTGCGCAGCAGGCGCAGGATTTCGGAGAGTTGCTCGTTCATGGCTCAATTGTCTTTAAACAATTAAGAAGAGGCTATAAATGCTTGTTTGTTAGTCGATAGACAAAAATGTGTAGACTGTATAAATTCCTCTCTATTTATCAATAGGAGTAGGTGATGAGTACAACTGACGTTTTATCTGTTATTAAGGACTTCGTTTTAATGATTGGTAGTGGTGCGGGCATTTATTTCGCAGCGACAAATCTTAACACATGGAAAAGACAGCTTTCAGGGCAATCGGATCATGCTCTGGCACGAAATTTATTAGTGAATTTATTCAAATATAAAAATGCCATCGAAAGAATTAGGCATCCTTTTATTTCATCAGTCGAAATGGGGATTAATGAAGAATTGGACAAGAATGGCGGAGACCTTGATAAAGCCCAGTACATAGGAACCGTAAAAGCATATACGGCGAGATGGAAGCACCTGAATGAAGTTAAAGCTGAATTTCAAACCGACATAGTTGAAGCCCATGCTTTATGGGGGGCAGAGTTTGCAGATGTTTTTAAAACTCTTGCGCCTTTTGAAATACAGCTACATGCAGCACTGGAGTTGTTCGTGCAAAAAGACGCACCCAATCAGCCTTTACATGTTAAACAATCATATGAGCAAAGTTATAATAAAAAGAAATTTGCGCTAGAATTAAATCCAGAGCCATCAAAAGATGTTTTCATGAATGATTTCCTAAAAGAATATGAGAACATAGAGAAAAAACTCAGAGAAAAACTTCATACAACCAAATGAGTATTTTTTAATGGCTCACATTAAATGAGCCATTATTTCATTCTCAATTATTACTTCATCACTTTCACTGATACCCAGTAGTGGTCGAGCCTCGTACCTTACATCTTTATTATTGCGTGATGGCCGATCCCTAAGCCCATACTGATGCACCCGCGCCATGCGCTGAACCTTCCCTACGAACTCAACCACCGCTTCATCTGAGTTTGCCAGCGCCTTCATATATTTTGCCGTTCGCAGCTTCGCAAACATCTCGCGCTTCACCCGGCCTTTCTTGCCGCGTATTGGCTGCACTTTACGCGGCTTAAACGGTGTGCCGTCCGGTGCCTGCTGGCGCTTGATGTTCTGCTGCTGGCTGGCGCGCAGCTTCTTCGCGATGGTGCGCGCCATCTCTTTACGCGCAGGCGCGGACAGGTTGCCAATCAGCGCGCTCAGCCGGGTGTTTACTGCCTCTAAATCACTCATTGCTGCCACTCGCTGATAAGCGCGCCGTGCGCATACAGCTGCAACGGGCGCGCGTCATTTTCCGGCAGCGGGTTTTCGCCCACATGCTCGACGTGCAGCGCCTCACCCACCTGCTTCACGATCACGCGCTCGCTGAGCTGCAGGTCAATACTGATGTCGCTGGCCGTGTCGCTGATAACGTCCGCCTTGAAAGTGAAGCCGTTCTGCTGCCTGTCCTTCGTCGCCATGATGTCGGGTTCGTTTACCCGCAACCATTCCAGCATCGGCACGATTAACAGGTCGATGTCGCCGGTGTAGTCAGTGATCACAATGTTCAGCCGGTACTGATATTCAAATGACAGCGAGGTGGCGAGCGTGGAGACAATCCGCCCGCTGTCGATAAACACATTCAGGCTGTCAGGGTTGCGCTGCAGCAGCGGCACGCTGTCGGTCAGCACTTTGCGCAGTTGGTTGGGTTTCAGCATCGTGTTGTTCCTGGCACTCTTTGATTATGTCGACCTGCAGCCCGCACGACGCGAGCGCCGCCTCAAGCTGGCGGTTATCCGCCGCCAGATCGCCCGCCGTTCGCAGGCTGTTGCCCGGCACCGGGCAGCTTGTCACGCGCGGACAACCAATCCAGATAATCTCGGGCGCTGGCGAAGGCGGGACGGCTGTGCAGCCGGATAACGTCATCAGGCAGAGCAGCAGCAGACCACTCACGAATAATCGGACTCGCATCGGTTTCCCTCTGAATGTGTGCTTCGCGGGTCAGTGCGCCCGCGCTGGCGCGTCCCTGCAACAGCCGCAGCGTGGCTTCGCGCTTCTGCCCCTGCAGGTTTTCGCTGTTAAGACGGCTTATCACTTTGTCGCAGCTCTCAATGCCTGCCGACAGCGTGCCGATGATGCGCTGCGCCCCTGCCAGCTCGTCACCGACAACCGACCAGCGCCAGCCAGTGAAGGCGAGCGCCAGCAGCGCCACCGCGAGCAGCGTGCCGGTAATGCGCATCACGTCGCCCCCTTTAGGCACGACGCCCGCTCGCGCACGCGGCGGTTATCCAGCCCCTGATTAAACACGCCTTTCACGTACACCCAGCGCGGCAGCTGCTCGCAGGCTTCTCGCCAGCGCTCCTGATTCAGCAGCCGCACCATTGTCGAGCCGCAGGCGTTGCCCGTGCCGACGTTAAAGGCCAGCGACACCGTGGCGTCGTACACCTTTTGCGGCACCTTCACGAATATGCAGCGCGCCAGCGCCTTTTCGGTGCGCAGTACGTTGGCGATAAAAGTGCCCGCCGCCTGCCGCTCGGTGATGGTTTTACCCGGCACCACGCCGACCGTATTGCCGATGCCGTCCGTCCACTTGTCCGCATCGCACTTATAAGGACTCAGACGACAGCCTTCATAGTCGGCAATCAGTTTCAGCCCCTCGATCGAGGTGTGCAGCTGCTGAAAGCCGGGCAGCGTGGCGGCAATGGCAAGCACCACGCCGACCGCGCAGCGCTTAACGGTTTGCAGATTCATAATCCCCCCGGCTGATGCGCCCGCTGACAAAAAGCTGATAGGTCTTGCGCCGGTAGTACCAGCTCACCAGAAACATGCCGACGCCGAGCACCATGCCGAGCAACGTTGCCACGTCCTGTAAATCCCACTTGCCGAGCCAGCCCATCACCACCGCCACGCAGTAGGTGATAAAGGCGCTGACGCGCTCCATCGTGATGTTCATAGTCAGTCCCACAGGTTGAGGGTTTCGCCCGTTGAAGATTCCGGCAGCTCCGGCAGGTCAACCGGCCAGCCGTGCGGCAGCACCGCACCGGCATCGGCGAGGCCGGGATTAGCGGCCAGCACCCGCTCAGTGACCTGCAGCGTGCGCCCGTAGTGGCGGTGACAGATGTCGTCCACCGTGTCGCCCTGCAACGCATACACCCGCGTCACAGCAGGCTCACGATGCAGCCGGGACGCTCGGCAACGCGGCTGATACTGAACCGCGCATCGCGCCAGTATTCGTCGGCGGTGGCTTCAATTTGTCCCGCCTTGTTCGCGCCGCTGGCGTCATAGCCGCGATAGCGCTCGGCGATGGTGGCGGCGGTGATCGCCTCAACGGCTGCGAGGTAGTACGTGATTTTCTCGCTTACGCCGTCGAGCGTTTCCGCCGGTACGTCGGCGAGCGTTTTGAAGCCCGCCGCCATGCGTTCGGCGCGCCACTCGTACAGCTCGGCGTTCACTTCGGCCATCGCCGTTTTCACCGCCAGCCGCAGGCGCTGCGCGGTCACGGTTCCCTCATAGCGCAGCGAGTCGCGCAGCTGCTGCAGGTCGATGTCAGGCCAGAAAAAGGTGTTCTTAACCGGCGGCTCGGCAGTCTCTGCCGGTCGCTGTGCTGCAATTACCAGCGTGCTCATAGTTGGCCTCAGAAATAGGTGGGCGGTGGAGGACGGCGCAGACACTGAAAGTGCGTTGCCGTCCTGCCGCCCTGCGCGGGGTCGCGTCCGGTCAGCGGCTGGCCTGCGCCTGCTTTTTCATGGCAGTCGCCAGCCGCTCTATGTCTTTTTTCACGCCGCAGCCCTCGTTGAGCTGCAGCGCGCGTTTCAGGTGGTTCATCGCCTCCAGAGTCCCGCCCGTGTCGCGATACACATACCCGGCGATTTTGTGCAGCTTGGCGCGCACCTGATCGGGCATGTCTTCGCTTTCGGTCAGCCGGATGGTTTCAAGTAACGGGTTAATATCCACCGCTTCTTTTGCCGTCCAGGCGCGCGTCGCGGCACTGGCCACCTCTTCGGCCAGCAGGTACGGCAGGCTGTCGCGTTTAAAACCGTCGGGCGGCACCAGACCGTGCTGCAACGCATAACGGGCGATTTCAAGCGCGCCGTCCACGTCGCCGGTGTCCAGCCGCCAGATCATGACGGTCATCACGATGGCATCCTGCGCGCCGCGCCCGCCGTTCATCACGCCCGCAATCCACGGTAAGTAGTCGGGCAGCATCTGGCGTTTTAGCTCCGCCTTACGCTCAACCGAGTGGATTTTTTTCAGGCGGCGCTTGTCCTCGTTGAGTTTCACGAGCATCTGCTCATAGCCGGTGGCGTGGCGCAGCGGATTTGCGTTCCTCTGCGTTTCGGTTTCGGCCTGGACGCGCATCCGGTGACGGCGGGCGGGACTCAGCATGCGTTACGCCTCCGCCGGGGTTTCGGCTTCTTTCAGCGGGGTGAAATCGCCAAGCACGATGTTCTCGATCACGCAGCCCGCCGCGTAGTCTTCCACCACGTAGTCTTCGTTGGCCGACTCATAGTTCTCGATGCGGTCACGCTTCGGCACCTCGTCGATGTGGCGGCGCTGCGTGCCTTCCTGCCAGTAAATCGACAGGTTATCGGTGCGGGTGATCATCATCGCGTTGGCCGGGAAGTACGGCACGCGCACGGCGGGCAGGTTGCCGATGCGCTTCTGGCTGATAATCACGTCGGCGGCCAGCTGCTCGGTGTTCGCCTGGTCTTTGTTAACGATCGGAAAATACTTGTCGGCCAGCAGCTGACGGCCAACGATAACGACCAGCTCCGGGTCTTCCTGATACCACGGCTCGATCAGGCTGTTGGTGGCGTCCATCACCAGCGCGTCGAGGTTGGCGAAGTCGCCTTTCACGCCCACGCGGATTTTTTCGGAAATCACTGTGCCGTCTTCGGCGGTGACTTTGTCCATCACGCGGGCGGGCGCTTCGTTGCGGTACTTCTGCAGCCAGCCAACGGCCACGTCCTGCAGCATCGGATTCGCGGCGCGGTTCGAGGTCTTGGCGCGGTGCGTGCCGTTAAAGCCGATCATGATGCGGTCAAGCGCCTGACGCTGAATGATGGCGTCGCGCAGTCGCGTCTGAAAGTCGTCATAGCGCGCCCACAGATCAAGGGTGTTGTAGCGGATGTGGAAATCGAAGTTGACCTGCGCGCACTCATAGCCCTGGCTGTCCAGTGCGGCAAAGTCGGCGGTTTCGCGCTCGTCGCCGCCCGCCGTGTCGGTGGTGCTGGCGATTGAGCCGGACACGCCGACGCCGATTTTCTCGCCCTTCATCTCCGGCACCGGCACGATGTTGATGCGGGTCAGAAACGCGGACGATTCCTGCACGCGGGTCATCAGCTTCTGCGCCACGGACGGCTCGACGCTGAATTTTTTGTTCATATCGTCGGTTTCTACGCCGTTCAGCTCGGCAACGCGGGACATGTAGGCGTTAAATTTAAAGCGGGTTTGCTTGCGCATTGTTCATCCTGTTTATCAGTTCGTTAGGGTCAGGCCGGGGCTTATCAGCAGTCGGTCTGCACGCCGGATTTGTTGTCGCCGCCGGTGGCGGGCGGGCGGCGGTTGTAGCTGCCGTCGGTACGGGTGAGCGTTTCCTGCAGCGCGCTCAGCGCCTGATGGTCTTTGCCGGTTTCGGCTTCCAGCGCGTCGAGGCGATCTGAGAAGGTTTTTGTCAGCGTCGCCAGCTGCTGAGCGTGGCTTTCACCGTTCTGCTGCACCTGCTCGGCTACCGCAGTGATTGCCGCGCTCACGTCGCTAAAACGCTCGTCGTCGGTTTTCTCTTTGCGGGTAAACAGCTCTTTCACGCGGCTCAGCAGCGACGGGGCGGCGTCGGTTTCTTCGAAGAACTCAATCAGGGTTTCTTCGGCGGCGGTAAACAGGTTGTCTTTGTCCTGCTTGCGTGACGCCAGCAGGTTGGCTTTGGCGGTGGCACTGAAACTCAGGATTTCGGTGCCGAGGCTGGCCGGGTCGTCAGTAACGGCCAGGCCGACCAGATAGGCTTCGCCGGTGTCGGCAAACTTGGTGTTGATTTCAACCGAGGTGTAAATCTTCTGGCGCGCTTTGGTCAGGTCAATCAGCTCCGGGGTCGGGTCGATATGGCCGTACAGCGCCAGCTTGCCCGCCAGTGCGCCTTCGGTAATTTCTTCCACTTCGACTTTCGTTACGTCGCCGTAGCGGCGGAACGGGCTGTCGGCGGCGTAGCCTTTAATGTGCTCCATGTTGACGCGCGCACCGTACACAGTCGGGTCGTAGTTCTTTGCCATCTGCGTAATCCACTCGCGGGAAATCTCGCGGCCATCGGTGGTTGCGCCCTCTACGGCGATGCGAAAACGCTTTGCTCTGGTAGTTGCCATTAACAGGCTCCGGTCATTGGGTTGGTTTGGTTCGGGGTCAGTTTCCCCGCCGCACCCCAATCGCTCAACGAATGCCAGCCCGCCCATGTACCAGCAAACAGCCAGTGCGGGCGCGGCATTTTCGCCCCCGGTAGCCTTATCGCCATGAATACGACACCCGGCACCATCATCAGCGATCCGCGCCGTCAGGCTGCGCTGCTTTACTGGCAGGGATATTCCGTGCGCCAGATTGCGGAAGCGATCGGACAGAAAACGCCGACCGTGCAGAGCTGGAAACTGCGCGACGAGTGGGACAGCATCGCGCCCATCAGTCGCGTTGAAGCCAGCATGGAAGCGCGGTTGATTCAGCTCATCATGAAAGAGGTCAAGGGGAACGGTGATTACAAGGAGATAGATGCTCTTGGCCGCCAGATTGAGCGGCTGGCGCGCGTTGAGCGCTACCGCAGCAGCGGCAACGAGGCGGACTTAAATCCCAACGTGCGCAACCGCAACAAAGGCGAGCGCCAGCCGGTGATTAAAAACGTGTTCAGCGACGAGCAGACTGACAAACTCAACGGCCTGTTTATCGATGGCTGTTTTGATTATCAGCGGGTATGGCATCAGGCCGGGTTAATACACCGCATCCGCAACCTGCTCAAGTCGCGCCAGATTGGCGCAACCTACTACTTTGCCCGCGAGGCGCTGATCGACGCGCTGGCGAGCGGGCGCAACCAGATTTTTCTGTCGGCCAGCAAGGCACAGGCACACGTCTTCAAAAATTACATCATTGATTTCGCCCGGCAGGTTGACGTTGACCTGAAAGGCGATCCGATTGTGCTGCCCAACGGCGCGCGCCTGATTTTCCTCGGCACCAACGTGCGCACCGCGCAGAGCTACACCGGCAACCTGTACCTGGATGAATATTTCTGGATCCCCAAGTTTCAGGAACTGCGCAAGGTTGCCAGCGGCATGTCGTTGCATAAGAAGTGGCGCACGACCTACTTTTCCACGCCGTCCAGCCTTTCGCACAGCGCCTACCCGTTCTGGTCGGGCGAGCTGTTTAACAAGGGGCGACGTAATAAATCTGACCGCATCGAGATTGACCTGTCGCATTCACACCTGGCGAAAGGCGCGCTGTGCGGCGACAGGCAGTGGCGGCAGATTGTCACCGTTGAGGATGCGCTGCGTGGCGGCTGCAATCTGTTCGATATCGATCAGCTGCAGACCGAATACAGTCCGACGGAGTATCAGAACCTGCTGATGTGTGAATTTGTGGACGACGAGGCCAGCGTGTTCCCGTTCGCCGAGCTGCAGACCTGCATGGTGGACAGTATGGAGGAGTGGGACGACTTCAACCCGTATGCGCTGCGCCCGTTCGACTGGCGCCCGGTATGGATTGGCTATGACCCGTCGCACACCGGCGACAGCGCCGGGTGCGCGGTGATCGCGCCGCCGCTGGTTGCGGGCGGCAAGTTCCGTGTGCTGGAGCGCCACCAGTGGCGCGGCATGGATTTCGCCGCGCAGGCGCAGTCGATTAAGGAACTGACGGAGAAATACACCGTGGAATACATCGGCGTCGACGCCACCGGCATTGGGCAGGGTGTTTTCCAGCTCGTGCGCCAGTTCTTCCCGGCGGCGCGGGAAATCAAATATTCGCCCGAGGTGAAAACCGCAATGGTGCTGAAAGCCAAGGACACCATCAGCAGCGGTCGCCTCGAATACGACGCCGGGCAGACCGACATCACGCAGTCGTTTATGGCTATTCGTAAAACCATGACCGCCAGCGGCAATCGCTCAACCTTCGAGGCCAGCCGCAGCGAGGAAGCCAGCCACGCCGACGTCGCCTGGGCAATCATGCACGCGCTGCTTAACGAACCGCTCACCGCTGCCAGCGGCGGCGCTAACCCTTCATTTATGGAATTTTACTGATGAGCAAACGCAACCGCCGCAAGGCATTCACAGCCACCACCCAGCCCGCGCAGGACGCATCGCAGCCTTTCGAGGCGTTCAGCTTCGGCGAGCCGACGGCGGTACTCGATAAGCGCGACATCATGGATTACGCCGAATGCGTCCACAATGGCCGCTGGTACGAGCCGCCGGTCAGCTTCCACGGCCTCGCGAAAAGCCTGCGCTCAGCGGTGCATCACAGCTCGCCGCTGTACGTAAAGCGCAACATTCTGGCCTCGACGTTCATCCCGCACCCGCTGCTCAGCCAGCAGGAGTTCAGCAAGTTTGCGCTCGACTATCTGGTGTTCGGCAACGCTTTTGCCGAGCTGCGCCGCAACGCGCTCGGCCAGCCGCTGAGGCTGGAAACGTCACCGGCCAAATACACGCGGCGCGGCGTGGAGGATGGCGTTTACTGGTTTGTGAACGAGTGGAAAGAGGCGCACCAGTTCGAAGCGGATCGGGTGTTCCACCTTATCGAGCCGGACGTGAATCAGGAGCTGTACGGCCTGCCGGAATACCTCAGCGCGCTCAATTCGGCCTGGCTGAATGAGGCGGCAACGCTGTTCCGCCGCAAGTATTACCAGAACGGTGCGCACGCGGGTTACATCCTGTACATGACCGACGCGGCGCAGAGCAGCAGCGACATCGATCGCATGCGTCAGGCGATGCGCGACACCAAAGGGATCGGGAATTTCCGCAACCTGTTTATGTACGCGCCCAACGGCAAGCCGGACGGCATCAAGATTTTGCCGCTCAGCGAAGTGGCGACGAAGGATGACTTCTTTAACATCAAGAAGGCGAGTCGAGATGACCTGTTAAGTGCGCACCGCGTGCCACCGCAGATGATGGGCATTATTCCGGACAGCGCGGGCGGTTTCGGGGATGCGGTGAAGGCGGCGCAGGTATTTGTGAGGAATGAGCTGACGCCGCTGCAGGAGAGAATGAAGGAGTTGAATGAATGGATGAGTGAAGAAATAATTAGGTTTAAGAGCTATTCTCTAGAATAGCTCTCATTATTAAACTCAGGCAGCAATTAAGCGCTCAACACTTAACGTGGTTGGAAGGTTAATGTTTTTACTTTTGACTAGCATTTCCTTGCCAACACGTTTTTTTGCAGCGCTATAATTTATGTCAAAACTAAAGCAATCTTGGTTTTTATACAGTTCTCTAATTTCATCTGCATTGTCATAAGTTAAAATCCAAGGTGATTTTAATGATGTTATGACATCCTTTAATTTTGAGTGATCACTTTTCTCATAAAAGTTCGTGTAAAGTGAAGATCCTTTTTCAAAGTAAGGTGGGTCAATGCAGAAAAAAGGGTGTGAAAATTCTTTGTTGTCAAAGTCATTCATGAAATCAATAGCATCATTATTGCTGATATGAATGTTATTTTTCATGCTGTTAATCTTCAGGATTTTCCTGATTAAATCGGTTTTGTTAAATCGGCAGTCCAAAGTATACTTTCCACTCTGAGATAATCCGCCAATTACTCCGGCTTTCAAAATTATCCCTGAACGATTTGTTCGATTCAAAAAGAAAGATGAAAAGCCAAGGTCAAAGAGACTTGCGTTGGCTTTATTGTTTTGCACTTCACGTTGCGCGTGCCATTCATCAATGGTTATTTTAATGGATTCTATCTTCTCGATGAATTTGTCACAGTCATTCAGAATAGTATGCCAGAAAGCCCAAATTGAACGGTCAATGTCATTTAAATAGATATTACTAGCATATCCACTGAAAAGCATTGATAGAGCTAAACCCGCCCCACCAGCGTACGGTTCAGCGTAATTGCATGGCTTGAAATCATTCTCATCTGCGATTTTAGAAATCATATCAAAAATCGCAGTTTTGCCGCCAGGATACCGTAGTGGAGAATGAGTTATTGGCATTGATTCAACCTTCTTTCAAATCTTTAACTTGGCAGCATTATAAACTATTACTGCCAAAATTTGAATTGGCTGAATCATTTTTGTTAGATGGTTTTTTTCATTTCAATCAGGGGTTTGGTGACCAACCAAGCTTGCTGGAGTAAATCTCTATCAGGTAGAGTGAACTCTCCATGAGCGTACCGATTGAACGATTCAAGCGAATTCCATGATGAACTATCGTTGGCTATGAATCTGCGTAAATCACTTAAATATGCCTTATCAACGAACCAGTCTTCTCTTCTCACCAGAGCTTTCATATTCTCTGATAAACCATTCACTCTTCCTTTATTATTATAACATTGGTCTTTACATTTATTAATGTCAAAAATGCGAATTACAGATAACTCCAATATCGTCCTTAATAACAGCGCACCAGCATTCTTGTGAGTGTCTATGAGTAGCCCTTGTGCCTCTTGAATTAAAATGTCGAGTTTCTGAACTCCCGTTTCATAATTTTTATCTTTTGGGATTAATGTTTGCTTTTTCCTTCTGACTGTTGGTTCTTTAATGTTAGAGCTATTATTTTCGTCACCGTTTTTACCTTTACCGGTTGGAGTGAAGTCTACACCGGCACTCTCAGGTGAGGATTCGGGCGCTTTTTCCAAAACTTGACGTATATAACTGTCGATACTTTCTGTCTTATTAAGTGTGCGAGAGTTTATCGCCTTGCTAATTAAGTCTTTTACAAAGGTGGAAATGATAAAGTCAAATCTTTCCTTTGATATGTCTGTTTTAAGTTTATTTTTTTCTATACGATATCCAGTGTTATTTTTAAAAAAACTTGAATTTACTAACCTTGAAATGTTACTAATGCTGAAGCTTGAGTGTAATGCTTGCTCCTCAATATCTGTAGGCAAGCCAATCTGTGTGAAGTATTGCTCAAATAAATACTCTTGAACAGAGTCCTCAATCTCAGTAACAGAGACGTTAAATCTTTCTGCTATTTCTTCAATAGATTCCCCACTTTCAATTCCTGCGCTTGAAATGAATTTGTTTTTTTGCTGTCGATTCCATTGCAGTTTTCCATCAGCATGCAATTCAAAAAGGACGTTTTGTACTTCTCGGCGCGAAGGTGCTACATAAACTTCGATTTTTTCGATTAAATCTTCACCAAGTCTATTTTTTAATTTTTCAAATGAACGCCTACTTCTAGCTGTAGGGGCTTGTTCTGGTGCGAGAAGGCATTTCAAAGCCGATACTCTTCTATTACCTTCAACTACAACATAGGAGTCATTCTCTTTAATCACATAGATAGGGTCGTGGTTAATAAAACCCTTCTCAACAATTTTTTGCGCTAAACGTTCAATTTTTTCATTAGCAAAAAGATAGTCCAGAATGTCCTTAGTGAATTTCTTCGGTACATAGTCTGGAATCCTTGGGTTGTCTTTATCCAGCTTGAGTGGCAATACAGATAGGCTTATACGTGGCCAACTGCTGTAATCTATCCTTTCCATGAATCCCTCATTGGTATTATTACTTCAAGACAGATAATTTAATCTTTCTTAACATATGAGATCAAATGTTTCAGATTGGACCGATTGAAGACTGAATCGAAGCTAAGCGCGCAATGCTATCCCCGCCACGCCTGCCCGCTTTATGCATCGTTTTTCATGCAGATGCATGCACCAGACGAACCCGCGCCAGATATGGGCGCTGTAGCGATCGGCGATCCTATCTGGATTATGCGAAATCATGCACACACATGCGCTTTACTGCACCATGAAAAAAGCCACCAAAACGGTGGCTGAGGGCAGGGTAGTTGGCGCGCGGATATCATTCCGCCTGGCGGTAGATGGCATCTTGATAAATCGCTGTGTCTATCGTTCCGGCCATCTCACTGATCATCGACAGTGCCATTTTTAGTTCATCTTCTTTGCAGTGTGCGACAAGTGAAACGTCAGCAATAAATTGAATGCGTGCAACAGTCTCGCTCAGATTGTCCAAGTCCATCAGCTAATTAACTCCCCATATGAATTTTATACTGTATGAATAAACAGTATCACGCAATTTATGAATCGTAAAGAATCGCATGGCTTAGAAATGACTAAGCGATGATTTCTTGAGCGCTTCGCTTGTCTAGCTTGCTGAACGCCACCGCATTAAAACGCTTCAAAGCCGTTAATGGCTTGCGCCGATCGCGGAACAGATACCCGCTGGTTCCACTCCAAAATGTTTGCTCGCCAACTCTGAGATTACGCCCGCTCATCATCCAGGTAATCTCACCTTCGGACAGGACTAAGCGCGATACATCGTAAAATGTCTCTTTAAGCTGCTCGCGTTTCTGCAATTGTTCCGCACTTGGTGATGGTGGCGGCTGCTTTTGCGGTTTCTCCGGTGCGCTTTCCCTAATTCGCCGCAAAATGCGTCGTCTTTCGGCTCGCGTTGGTGGCCTGGATAAATCGAGAGGGACATCAACTGGCGGCGACGCCGTACAGTTATTGACAGAACTCCAAGAGGGCGCGGGCGCGCCCTTAAGGTCAACGGCCAAATCAACGGCACGTTTCGGCACAATCTTCCATTGCGTCAATCGGGTTGCGATCGGCGTATCTGCGCCTACGTCGGTGGCATAAACGCCTTTGATGCGCAGCGTTTCCTCACCGTAAGCGTTTAGATCTTCGCTCGGTTGATACCAGGTGCGCACCGCCAGTTCATCCCGGCGCACGAATGCGCCGCCTTGTGCGTTAACATAGCCAGCCCAATCACCACCGTCTGCTGCATCATGCACGGCAGCAAACTCGATGCTGAGTCCGTGCGCGGTTTCGCTGTCTGCCATTTTGCGCAGTTCGCGATAAACGGTTACCGGCGCGCCGCCGATAAACTGGAACTGACGAATGTGCCAACGTGCTGCCCACGCTGAAACGGCAGGCGCGGTATCTTTCAACTCTTTGCCACTTTCATCGTCCAGCTCGCCGTCGAGCGCGTAGCCATCGATGTTTTTTGAGATGTATTTCGCCACATAACCGGTGGCGCTGCCCTTATCGGGATCGATGGCTTCTGCATGAAAGCGCGCTCTGCGAGCCTTCTCGCTGGTCAACTCATTGGCATCTTCACGCCATGCGTAATCGCTGATCACCTCACGCACGCGATCGACATTCTCAGGCAGCATAAACATCAGCATATGCCAGTGTGGCGTCGCATCGTGATGCGGTTCGGCAACACGGATGCCAAAAATACGGATTTCTTCACGGTGTAACTTGGCGCGGATTTTCTGCCATACGTGGCAAAGATAACGCTGTGTGTCCGCAGGGCTGGCGCCATTCCATTTGCGGTTACGATGACCGGTCTTGATAGTGGCATGGTAGCGAGAAGGCGCTGTGATCGTATAAAACTCACCGACAAAGCCCATGTCGTTGCAGATGTTCTCAAAACCGCGAATGCGATTCATCAACTCGCAGCGTTTGATAGCAGGATTTGACACGCTGGAATCAAACTTGTTGATTAGGCTGATCCTCTCGCCGGTTTCCTCATTCTCCAGCTCAAGCCCTTTTAGAAACTCACGCGTGCGGCGCTTCTGCTCACGCCACTCCGACACCGTCATGTTGCTAGCGTAAGGCGCATGTTTTTTGCTGACGTTAGCGAGGGCGATCTGCAAGTGTTCACGCCAAGCTGCTGCGACATGACGCAGGCGACCTTTCCACCATTTCTCGGTTTGCATGCGCCTGATCGCAGGTGTGACTTTTTCCGGTTCGAAGAAACGAGAGGTGACTTTTTCCCACAGCGGCGGCGTTTGATTAAATTCGCGCGTGATGGTGGCTGCGGTCATGTAGATGCGGTGCGTGTATTTGTAGTCGGATTCGTTGTCCGATTGAGCGTGTGTCTGCACCATCTCAGCAAGAACAAAGTTGGCGATGTCGCCCGCCAAAAGATCGACATCAGCGCGCGCCATATCGGGAAGGCGATTGAAACGTCTCATCAATTCCCATAGCGCACCGCTTGCTCTGGCTGCGCCAGCTGCTATGGGCGAATTATTAGTGAGTAGAGTTTGCGTGCCGGCTTTCATTTCGCCGAGGCGATACTTGGTGTTCACACATTCAACGCGTGGCAATGTGCGCTCAACAAAAGTCTTTGTTAAGTACGCTTTGGCACGAATTTCACCCTGTGATTTTTCAAGTTCGGCCATACGGCGTTTGATATCAAACTTAACAATCTGAGGCTGCTTTTCGAGTAGGTCATAAGCGAGATTTAGCTTGGCTATTAGCTCAGCTTTTTGGGCATTCAGCAGATTACGATGGTGAATCTCGTCATAGGTGGGATAGGGGCTGGCAATGGCTTCCCGTGGAGCATTCCACGGGTAAGCATAAGTTTCGGTCATCAGGCTCTGGCCTGCATGTGTTTACCGCGCTGTTCTTCGAGTTCCTGACAAGAAACGCAGCGAGTAACGCCGAGATAGGCACGGCGGCGCAATTCTGGAATAGGCGCATCACAGTCTTCACAGAAAGTTGCGCTGACTGCCGGTGCGCGATTGACGATTAGCGCGATGTTACGTGTGAGCATTTCCTCGGTACGCTGCTGCACGATATCCATTGAGTCAGCCATTAGTGTGCCTCCGCGATTTGGTTCTGCAGCTTCTCAACTTCCTGATGCAGCAGCTCGGCAGCTTCAACGGGTGATAATTCGTCATGGCGGATTTTTGCAGCGAGCATGTTCAGACGGTTGACCATCAGGTCAGCACGATCGCGGCGTTCTTCTTTGCGCGCATCGTTGAGCATCATGTCGAGATCGAGATGTAAAGCCGGTTGTTTAACTTGAGATAAATTATTCAGCATGTGATTTCCTGTTTTTGGGCAAAGCGAATCCCGGCGGATTTACGCCAGTTAATTGCTTTTGGTTATTTAGTTAGAAAGAGTCATCCGCTTAGGGAATAAACTCACTACTGCTTTTAAATGATTCATCGCGCGAATAACCGCGCTCTTTTCATCGGTGCTTAGCTCGTTAAAGTCTGCGCTGTGCCTGTCTTTTGCGATGTTAGCCAGGAATAAAATGGCGCTCAGTGCGCGCTTATTGTCTTGGTAGTTACCGTCTCGAACGTCGCGCATTGAATCAAAGAAACGAGCTAAATCTTTTTCGCTATTACCGACCTTAAACTGCGATCGCAATAACGCTACGTGATTCAGTGCCGCGACACGTTGACCGGCGTTTAGCTCAACCAGCATTGAATCGCCTTCGATAGCCATGATTTGCCTCTCTTGGCTGTTGCTTGAGATCCTGATAAGCCTGAATCCTGTTTAACTGGATGCCAGCGCTTACCGTTGTCACCTAAAATCCAACCATGCCCATAGGACATTGACGGGCTTTGCTTTTTAAGATGTGCTGCAAACGAAATCATGTGCGCACCTCAGACCATGCCAAACGAAGCGCCGAGACCGCTAATCGCATCAACTGTCGAAGACAGAGCAGGGTTAGCCTGTATGCGTGCTTGAACTGCAATCGCGGCGAGTGTTAAGCATCGAATCCCGCTATTCACGTTTTGCAGCAGACCGCGCTTACAGCTTGCACTCAGTTGCTCAGTGGAAATTGCACCGGCCGCTAATTGACCGATCTCGGCCGTGGCTTTCATCACATAAACTGGCAGCTTTTCATTAGCAACTTCGTTTACCGGTACGCAAGGCAAGCACTGAATTTGTGCCAGCAGCCCATCAATTAGCGCCGCATCTTCGGTGACATCGGTAAGAACTAACACTTCTTGCACGGTAAGCTGATGAGGCTGATCGGGATTTAGCTTGTTACGCAGTGTTTGCGCCCGCATGCCCGCTTGCTGCGCAACGTCTTCCATGTTGTGTGATAACGCAAACTTACGGCAGGCGTCATCGTAGTGAGCATGGGTAGAAACTTTGAAATCAAACATGTTTAAAATGCCCTCAACTTGCAAAATCAAATTAGGGTTTGATGTAGCGGCATTTGATTGCGTGTTGGCGGTTTTTTTCACGCCAAGCTGCAACATTGATTAAGGCATTGCCGTGTTTGATCATCGTGGTCTCGGACTTCTCACCGGTCTTTTTATTGGTGCGATTCTGCGTAAGGGTGCTGGTAGGAGTAGGGGCAAGCAGCACTACGCCGTTGGATATCCATTTCTCCAGTACAGAGTCGCTGATGCGGTTCGCTGCGGCGAAGTCTTTCTTAGACATGGTTGGCGATGTGGCAAGCGTGACAGCTTTGTTCACTGCGTCATTGACCACTTCGCTGAGTGCTGGCATTAAAATCGCTGCGACATTGGCAATAAAATCTTGAGATTGCACTAAGTCAAATGCGCTCTGGCTGTTTGCATTTTCAGTATGCATAACGCAGTATCTCCCTAAAGTACTTGTGTTCTATGGTGTGATATGTGGTGTGCCACATCCTAGATCAACAAATGACTTCTAGTAAACAACATTTGTTTATTTATTTGGTGGTTTATGGATTTTAGCGAAGGTTCAGCTTTAGAAATTGTTGAACGTCTGTGCTCAGCCTATGGCGTTACTACACAAAAGGCTTTAGCCGAATGTTTAGGAGTACCAGCGGCGAATGTAAGCAACTGGGTACAGCGTGATAGCGTGCCCGGGAGTGCATTTGTTAAGTGTGCGCTGGACACTGAATGTGATCTTAGCTGGCTAGCAATAGGTAAGTTTGCAAATTCGAGTTTTGCATCCAATTCAAGTCGTATTCAAGGTAAAGACCTTTACAATCTGATTGGTTCCAGTGGCGGTAGAGCGGTTTTAAACCGCATTATGGAATCCTATGGGTTTACACTCCAGAAACAACTTTGTGAAAAAATAGGCATTTCCTCTGGCACTGTCAGCACCTGGATTCGAAGGAATTATTTTCCTGGAGATGTAGTGGTGGCATGTGCTATCGAAACAGGGGTGCCTTTAGAGTGGCTTGCAACTGGCAAAGTTTACAACTCTCTAAACGAACAAAATAAAAATGGAATGCCTTCAATACCTCGAAAGGAACTCAACGCGGGTTTATTGGTTAACACAGGTTTTTGGGGAGTTGATTTAAAATCCTTAAAATATGATATTAAAAAACCACTTTTGGTTACTAATGGTATTAACTCGTGGGTAATCGATGAGTCAATAACAAACGTAAGTAATGGAAGATGGTTGCTGAGTATTGATGGAAAACATGACATATATGATGTCGCAATACTTCCCAGAGGAAAAATTAATTTATCGAGCAATCATTCGGTATTTTCTTGCTCTACGGATGAAGTGTTTGTGTCAGGTAAAGTTATAATTACATTTGATTATAATATTTGAATATCAAAAGGAGTTAGTATGAGTGATAACTATAGCATTGATTTCTTCGAAGATGACGAACAGTTAGAAAATGACCAAGATCTTGGTGATGTTGGTTTACACGATTTCTCTGCTGCTGTAGTAAGTGCTAGTGATTGGACAACCGAAACCATTATTTCTCAAATTGATAAAAAAAATATACAACTAGATCCGAAATTTCAGAGAAGAGATGCATGGGGAGCACAAAGAAAAAGTAAGTTTATAGAATCTTTGATTCTTGGTTTCCCTATTCCTCAAATTGTTTTAGCTGAAAACAAGGATAGAAAAGGTTCATTTCTAGTTCTTGATGGAAAGCAACGTTTGCTTTCAATAAGACAATTTGCTGCAAAGAAAGATGACGTATCATATAAAACACTTAAGTTAAGTACACTTGAAATACGGTCTGATTTAAATGGTAAAAATCTTGATTCTTTACAAGATGATCCTATGCTCAATGAAGAATTATCATCATTTGAGAATCAAACAATTAGAACCATTGTAATTCGAAATTGGCCTAATGAGTCATTCTTGTATCATGTTTTTCTTAGATTAAATACAGGAAGTGTACCACTGTCTCCTCAAGAGCTTCGTCAAGCATTACATCCAGGTAAATTCATTGAATTTCTTGATGAAAAATCACTTAACAGCAAAGCGCTACAGGAGGTTTTGAATCTAAAAAAACCAGACTTTAGGATGAGAGACAATGAATTGATGTTGAGGTTTATTGCTTACGGTAATTTCTTTTTGAATTATAACGGGAATTTAAAGCAATTTTTAGATGGTAGTTGTTTAGAATTAAATGACAATTGGAATAGGTATGAATACAGTATCAATCAGCAGATTGAGCAATTTGAATTAGCTCATGAAAGATTGAGAGAAATATTTGGAGATAACCTTTACAGAAAATGGTCAAAAACAAAGTATGAGAAGAGGTTTAATAGGGCGATTTTTGATATTTATATTCACTCCTTTATGCATCAAAATGTCAGAGATTTAACTCGAGGAAGTGATGCTCTTGTGGAAGAAATATTCAAGGAGCTTTGTGTAAATGATCCCGCATTTTTAGACTCCATAGAAACAACTACTAAGAGTCTAAGTTCTGTAGTTAAGCGATTCACTGCATGGAATAATGCCATCAATATTAAATTTGGTAGCAATCTTCCAGAATATGAGGTTCAAGATTCTAAAATTATAAGAGTTAAATAAAATGGCTCATACACAATTATATGTAGAGCTCACTTCACGTTTAAATGAGCTTAGAACCCATATGCTACCTGCTACTTTTTCGCCAATGGGTAATTATGATGATAAGGAACTAGATTTGGCTAAGGGGTATATACTTTTAGCTCATGCCGAATTCGAATCATACATTGAGGAGGTTTCAAAGAATCATATAGTAGATATGGTTAGCGAATGGAAACGAAATTCTAAGTTGTCTATTTCACTGCTTTCTTTCCTCTGCTGTTATCATAGTAGTTGGTCAATTGATGATAATATGGAAAATGAAGACATTATTAAAATAGCAAAAACAAGGAATAATGTTAAAGAGAATGCTTATGAGATTGTTGATTTAGCACTGAAACAGTATATTAAAAAAGTCAAAGATAATCACGGTATCAAAGAAGTTAATTTCAAATCTATTGTTTTACCAACAGGTATATTAATCGAGGAGTTAGATGGTGCGCTGTTAAATAAACTAGATAGCTTCGGTATATCCAGAGGCGATATTGCTCATCTATCAAAGAAAAGAGTTACGAAGCAATTGAACCCTCAAGATGAATATAATAATGTAAATTTTTTACTTAATGCACTTGCTGATTTTGATTTGAAAATTCAGTCTTTCAGAGTTTAGACAGACAAATGCTTTCAACCCTAACGCCATTCTATCGCCACTATCATCAGTAAGCTATTGATTCGATTGGACCCAAATAGTATTGGGTCTTTTTTTAATTTTTTGATTTATAAGGGATATTTTCAGGTTGTCCGAAAATGTCCGAAAATGTCCGAAAATGTCCGAAATTTGTCCGAAATCCCCGTATCCGAATCAAATCATCAAAAACTGCGTTATATCGGTATTGAGCATTTCCGTTCTGCTGCTGCATCAATCTCGTCACACACAGTGATTCGCCAGAATTTTGGCAAAAACCGCCTCGTTGGGCGGTTGGTTAAATCTTAATGGGTGCTAAGCAGGCCTTACATTTGCCTTCGTTGGATGCCCGTCAGGCCCATCATCATGAGTGTGGTCAGGATCAGGCTCGATGATGACGATATAATCTTTGCCTTTCCCATCGCGCGTTAGTGTCACTAATTCCCCGGCGCAAGGTTTTTTGTCGAAATCATGCACCTCTTCAACGCCGGTATCTTCAAATACCACAGTAATTTTCATATTACGTCTCCTTTCAGATAAGCCGGTTTTGACCCCTTGGCGAAAAAATTCACCTCTTTAGAAAGAAATTTTAGCTCTCGCTTCTGAAGTCTAACCATTCTGCCCAGCTTCTTTCTGGGTTAATGTCACGATAGCCACGGCTCTCGGCCATTGCCAATGCAGTTGCTCTATCAAGACTGATAGCCGTCGCATTGTTCCTGATACTGTTAACTTCATCCTCAGTTAACGGGCTGCCCTACTGACTTTCCTTGCTAAGCAGCAACGCGACGCTCCTGTAATGCTGCAGGCGCTCGCGGAAGTATTCTTTCAACTTTTAACAACTGATGCACCTTTATCTCCCCAGCGATAACCGGCACGTTCATGCGTTCTTTGAACGCAACGCCAGACGCGGCTAGATCCACATTCATTCTGTCGCGCTCTTCTTAGCTGAGTGCTGCAGTGTTGAGTGGTATGGCGGTTCCCCCTGAATGGAGTATATGCGCTATCGGTAAACAAGTGAGTAGAGTAGGCTGGCGAGCGAGCGGGGTGTTATCGGGAATTTGATATCAGCCACTCAGATCAAAAACGGTTCTATTACTGCACCGATCTATGATTACAACTTCGTAATCAACCGTCTTGATGGCGATAATATTTCATACATAACCAGCGGCACCATCAATAACACCCGATTCATCCTCAACCACAATCAGGCGCTGATAATAGGCCCGTTCTTCTCGCCGGTGCAATTCACCCAGCTTTGGCTGTATACGCAGTCCGGGTTTGGGGGCAAACGGAAACCAACTGGAGGGTGACCATCTGGAAGATTGACGCGGAAAACGTTCAAATCCCCGGCACGACACAGACGTTTACCAACAGGCAAACCACGCCACATCAGTCAACAACTGACACCTTCTACCGGACAGACAAGCTGACTCCCACCGGTGGTTGCGGGCGTTATGCGATCAGTTTTCAGCGAACGGATAACAGCAGTGACGCCAGTTATTTGAAGGTTGAGGCGATACAAGACGTGAATATCAGAACCAATGTCAGTTATGCAAACGACACCCTGATAAAGGTCACCGTCCGACAAATGTAAAACGCGACCAGCGTAAGGGTTGGGTAACCAGCATCGATATTTACGGCCTTTACCTGATACAGGCCGAGATTGGCGCTCAGGTTACCTGTCTCAGCTACTTTGACTACACCTTCAATGACGAGAATGTGTCTCTGGGCACCCGCATGGAAACGATCTGCAATGTAGCCGGAGTAACGGCTTTCCGGGATGACGGCGTCATCTCTTTCATAATAGACGCGAGAAAGGCCAGACAGTTTCTTGAAACAGCTTGCAGCACTATGGCTTGAGGCGATTCTGAAGTTACTATTCAGATAACTACAGGAATACGTAGTTATCAAATCATTGATTGCACATCAGATTAGATGAGGAATCTTGTACGCATTGGTGGATCAGTGCAGCAAAAAAACCATGGAGTGGCATTAAATAACACGGCGCGATGGCCGTGTGATATTAAGCCTGCGGCTGACCTACCGGACCTTTGCCTAAAGGACCTCCAGGCACAGACTGATCGCTTGGCGCGTGCGGGCGGCCATCGGGACCAATTGCTGGGTCTGGATTCTGGCAGCCGGTCAGTGTGAACAAGCCTGCGATAATAATCAGTCCACCCATAATAGTTTTCATTTAATCCCTTCCTCAGTTGTGACAACACTTCGTTGCCCTCTAATCGTAGTTTTAAGAAACCCTTTGTCAAAAAATCAGTAATCAGACATCAAAATATCCTCAGCCACTGATCATTTTAGTTTAATTGGCATAAATTCTGACATGGAGGGGCCTCAATAAAGGGAAAACTAAGCGGTTCTAGCGAGCCTTTTCACCTTTTGAAAATTATAGTCATCTCTGCGGCATTCTATCATTAATACATGAATCGTTATCCGTCAGGGCATTTTGACGACAGAATGCATTGCAATTACGTCTCAGGCTGAGGCTCGTCCTGAAAAGACCAATGTCATGTGACTTAGGGCCATGCAGAAATTATTAAGGCGATGAATTACGTGTTCAGCGTTGTGCTTTTATAACGTATGAATGGGCGCGTCCAACCTTAGCGAGGAAGCCATGCTTAATAAGCGACTGAACGTTCTGCAGGATAAAATCTCTTGTTAACTGATGCCTCGCGTAATGGCATCAGCGGGTCTTAAAGCATCTGAATAGTTGGCATAAATGCCCGCTTAATGTCGGCGCAAAAGAGTCACAATATTGAGCGCATGTAATGAGTGTTGCGTTTGGCCAATATGAGTAATCCTGTGAACAATAAATCCAGCTTATTCAAAATGTTTCGTTATGAGCAACGTGAAGAGGAGCCTTATACTTCTGAGGTTCCATGATGTGCTGTGTAAATGGAACACATAAGTTTTCATGAAGATTGGAGCTAAAAAAAGTTCACATAAATGTTCATATTTGGAAATATTTTGCTGTGTAAGCAAGAAAATTCTTATATCATTCATGTCACTTGTCCTTACAAAGGAGTGTTGATGATGAAAAAATATACTATTGTCGTTGGTGTGGCTGTGGCGGTTTTAGCAACGGTTGCTTATGCAAGTCACTCACAAGCTGGCAGCAAGCCTGACTACGTTATCGCGGCTGAAAATACCACCAACAATTTGCTTCAATATACTTACGGACCTGGTAAGTGTATTTCAAGCAGTAACCCGCATGGCGCCTGGGATATGACGTGTTCGTATCAAGAGGGCGATCATGAGATGCGCTATTTAGTCCATCCGGCAAAAGTTGATCTGCGCAAGAATGCCGGCAATTTTGTGTTGGAATCTCAAAATGATCTAGCAGCTGGAACCGCTGAGCAAGGATTGACACGCTATTTGGGAATACGCACCAGCAAAGTAAGCGGTGTTTAATTTTTTCCCGCCAAAATAACCGCACTTTATCTTAGGGAATTGGTCAGCTTTTAAACCGATCAATTCCATTTCAAAGTGAAATTATTCTAGTGTTAATATTATACTCTCGTTAAATATAAATTAAACCCCCTTACGCTATTCCGAATTTTAATTGCCCCATCAGTTAACATGGCAAATTGCGCCAACAAAGCGTGTTTATTGATTTTATACTTGTTGACGAATCAACTACATCCGTAGGCAAACGTGGAATTAAAAAATAGAAAGTATTGTTCTGACCTGGTTCAAAGCGAAGCGTACATCTACCAAACGAGTCTGATAAAATTTTCAGTGCATAAAGCGACCCGCCTCTTTAGCACTGGATAATTTTATAACTCTACATAACCACATCGCAAAAAAAGTGAAAATAGTGACTTGCACTTAGTCGTTTTTTATGTGTAAATGCACCGTCGGTCTGAAAGCAGACAGTTAAAGTTAGATCCCACTGAATTTCTCATCCCAGTAAGTGCCGTTTCCAGCCTTCCTTTTTGAGTCTTATCCTAAGTTCTGATTCGTATCTGCAACTCAGCCTCTATGCCAAATGGCTCACTTAAAAGGTAAAAATAATGTCCAATAAAATTCTCGGAACTGTGAAATGGTTCAACTCTGAAAAAGGCTTCGGCTTTATTACTCCTGAAAACGGTAGCAAAGATGTGTTCGTACATTTCTCTGCTATTCAGGGCACTGATTATCGCTCACTGGATGAAGGTCAACGCGTTGAGTTTACTGTGGAGCAGGGCCAGAAAGGTCCAGCAGCAGCTAACGTCGTTGGTCTGTAAGAAGAATACATGCCGTATCGTTTAAAATGTTCGCATTGTCAGGGTTCTCAATATCGTATGTCCGCATTCGATGTGACGAAAACGAACCCGTTTGGCGCTAAATGCATTTTCTGCAAAGCGCCAATGATTGTTTTGAAAGCTGCTTAACAATCTTTTTATCAACCTGACGATTGTCAGGCGATAGCAATAATATTGGCACTGCTTCGGCAGTGCTTTTTTATTGCATTTGCAGCAGCCAGTTTGCGTGGAAAATGGTATAAATTGCGTCTGATTTCTTGCCTGGTTAAGGATTCTTCATGGCAAATACGCAATATCTGCTCTGGGTTATGATCGGCACATTAACGCTGCTGAGCATTTTCATTGGTGTCGTCGTTGGGCGTACGAAAACGCCGCGTATCGGAGTTATGACTTTCGCCGGACTATGGGCCTTTTTCTTAGTGGCGATATTTTTCATTACGCGCTAACGCTGGCTGCCCGCATTGCCACACTAAGCGTGTGGCAAAATTATCTAGCCCACAACTATCACATGCACCAGCCGCGCCAATGTCTCCAGCAGCAGCAAGCTGCCGACGAAAATCACGATCAATACCCCAATAAACTGTTTGCGGCCGCTCATGCTGTTCCTTCCGTTGGCTAAAACTCACCGAACTATACTTTAATCCGGGTTCTTTAAACGTCCAGTTAACCGGGGGATGACATGTTTTACCAAAGGGTAAGCGCAGAGTCATGGCGTTACATCTGGGTGGTGGGCGACTTACATGGCTGCCGGACTCAACTTGATGCGCAACTGATCTTGCATGACTTTGATAAACAGCGGGATTTGCTGTTGTCCGTGGGGGATTTGATCGATCGCGGGCCGGATAGCCTTGGCTGCCTGGCGCTGCTAGAAGAACCTTGGTTTCGCTGCGTGCGCGGCAATCACGAGCAGATGGCGTTGGCGGCGCTGGCGGGAAACGATCCGATGCTGTGGATGATGAACGGCGGGGAATGGTTCTGGCAGTTGAGCGGGGCGGCGCTGATTGCCGCACGTCACGCGATTAAACGCTGCGCGGGGTTGCCGCTGATTCTGCATCTACAATTTTCCGACCGCGTCGTGGTCATCGCTCATGCGGATTACCCGGCCAATCATTATCAATGGGATCAGGATGTCGACTGGCACCAAGTGGTGTGGAGCCGCGACAGGTTAGGACGTCATCATCGCGGCAGCTCCGCCAATATCGACGGAGCCAGCGACTTTTACTTTGGCCATACACCGCTGGAGCGGCCGCTCAACGTAGCCAATCAGCATTATATTGATACCGGCGCGGTATTTGGCAACAGGTTGACGTTGGTGCGGTTGCAATAA